TTTATTTACACAAAAAAAGGGCTCCTAAGAGCCCTTTTTGATACTGCTGACGAATTATTAAGATCCTTTAATTTCGCTATATTTTTGAGATAATTTAGCAACTAATGTCTCGTGCATACGCATTGGATTGCCACCGCCATTGGCTTTTGGATATTCTTCTTTTTCACGATGTAAGTCATCGCCGCTGTCTGGTGTAGGGACGTTTGTTGGCTTAGGCGCATTATCAAAATCTTCTTCTGCACCAATGCCAACTAGTACATCATCAGTGTCTTTATCGCTTGAATTTTCAATGTTGCGTAGAATGTCTAATAAATCTTTGATACCACCAGCACCGCTACCATTCATGCTAACATTCATTGTAACTGAATCACTTTGCTTAGGTGCTGACATTTGTGGAGCCATTTCTCCGCATTCGCCTGTTAGCATATCGTCACCATCACGTGGTAATACTGATGTTGGATTAGTGTCCATGCACTCATCGTATTCTGGATCCATAGTTTCAGGATCAACAGCAGGTGCAGCTGGCGCCGGCATATCTGCCTCGTCAATTTTTCGAATTTTTGTTAGTAAGTCTTGAAAGTTCATTATTTTACTCCGACAGTTTTAGCCGTTGGTTTCTTAACTTTCACGCTTCCAACTGGACTCTTTGTATTGATTTTAGGTGAATCTTCTGATGCAGATTCAGTTGGCATGCTTGATGCTAGGATTGCATCATTAACGCCTTTGTATTGTTCAAGAGTTTTTTTATCTTTCATTAACTCTTTTAATAGGTTAAATTTTTGTTTTTCACCAACAAGTTTTTGACCTGCTGATTCTGTTTCGTAGTCTTTGCTTAGTAATGCTTCGCCTGACTTTTCATCGTGTGCATGATTAAGAAGATCTTCTGCTTCTTCTGCTAAATTTCTTACTTTAACACTGTCAATTGGGCAACGACATTTTTCAGCAATCAAAGCTCTAACTTGTTGACTGGTTACTGGATAACTTGTGCAAACGTCAAACAATGTAACATTTGTGTTTGTAACGTGCGGAAAGTCTGCGTGTGTTTCTGCAATAGGCAAACGCTTGCCAGCTGAGCAACTTTCAACTTTATATTGAGCAAGAGCTGATTTAATCATCTCGCCGGCTTTTTGATAATCGCCTGCAAGTTTAACCTTAAATTCGTAAACTTTCTTGCTTTCTGTTAGATATTCTTTAAATGATTTCATAGTTTAATCCCGATACTATATTTATTTCATATTCTTTAATTTTTCCAGTAAACTATTGCGATCTGTAATAATAACTCCATCTCCGTGGAGATTAATGCCATCATCGTTGCCGTTTGCATCCTGGTCTAATTTTTGTTTCTTAATCTGTAGCTCAATCATCTTGAGTTTTTTGTCAATTTTAGCGGCTTTTGCATCAATTGCGTTTTTAAGCATTGTTCCTGCTACTTCAAAAATACGTCCGCTGTAACGTGCTTCTACGTTCATGCCCAAGTCCATTAAATCGTCATAAGCATCTGTAGCTCGTTGTGCAAGAGCATCAAATTCGCTATCGCTTGCATCTCCCAAGCCCTTAACTTGCGGTAAAGCTGCTGAAATTTTGTCAAATTCACTAATATCACGAAGCAACGGTTGTGCTTTTGCCATTTCAGCTTTGGCTGTTTTCTTTTCCTCATCCTTGATGATTTTTTTGCTCTCGGGGAGGTTTAATAATTCTTCAAGTTTTTTAGTCATACTTTACTTATGCGTTGCCTTGGTGGAACATATCATTTTCGTTGAGTATTCGAAACCTAATTCCTTGTTGTTTACACCAAATATTTGCAGCAGCCCACTTTGCTTGATTTTTAACATACTGAGCTTGATTATATTTGTTTTTCCCTACACGCTCTAATATTGTTTGACTAGCAGGTTTTACTTCAATTAGTTCCACATGCATTGTGTTATTTTTGTCTACATATTGAATGAAGAAATCTGGAACGTAAACTGTTTGTCTGCCGGTTAAAGGGTCTCTATAAGGAATCTGTATAGCTTCGCTAGCCCATTTTTGTACACTAATGTTAGTATCACAAAATCTCATGAATTGAAATTCCCAACTGCTTCTGTATGTAGGCATTTTTGTTCCTACATATTTTTCAGGCTGGGTCATATTAAACTTCCCGCGGGCAAATTTAGTAGCCATATTACACTAAAATGTTTCTGCTTTCGTATTCGTCAGCAACACCCGCTACTCGGTATCCTAGTACACTGATTTTTTCTCTATAGGAATTTAAAATTTGTGCAACCACTTGACTAAGCTGAACATCATTTAATGTTTTTAATGTATCAATTAATTCAAAGACATTAACATTGTCTGCTCGAGCTTGGTTTAATAATACAATTCCAGTACTTCTAGCACTTTCTTGGTCAAAACCGTGTTGTAAAAAGAAACCAACAACTGCATCAATTTGATTGCTTGGAAAACTTATTTGATTGATATAATATTTGTCAAAAAATTGTTTAACTTCTTTGCTTGAATCTAATGAAGTTTGAATAGGTAAGTTTGTTGCCATAATGTTATCCGTTAGTAATGTTTAAATTTACTTGTTTGGCCACAACAGTATTATTATTTTGTTGTGCATTGACATTTACTTGAGGAAAACTAAATCCTTGTAATCCGCCAGTTTGTTGAGATTGTACTGTTGTTAATATTTTATTTGAACCGCTATTTTGATTTTCTTTTGTGTTTAGATAGGTGTTAAGTTGACTTGATACTGTATTTGCTATTTCTTGTGCATTTAAAGACGAATTACCAATAAACGATGGACTTTCTTGTCTTGACCCATCACCAGGTTGTAAACTACTTGGAGTTTGATCATAATGTTCAAATGCAAATCCTTCTGGATCGCCTACTGTTACAGTTCCGTTTCCGTAAGCTACTGCTTCGTATGCAATGCTCATACTAAAATCGTGAGGTGTGGTACTTTGTGCATAATCTAATTTATTATGATTAAATGAACTAATGACAGGATTTAAAAGAGTGTAACTAACGTATTCGTGACGAGCCATTTGATATATTGTAATGTAGTTAAAAAATGGAGCAGTACTACCGTTATCTAAACCATAAGGGTTAGTAATAAAATTACTATTTCTAGTAGCATTGCGTTTGTATGCACTAGGATCTAAAGCACTTTTAGAATCAGCATAGTAATAACTGTAATAATTTTGCCATAATTGATTAATTAGGCTCATATTATCATCGTGGAACACAATATTCAATGCTTCATATTTGTGTGTTGATTGTATATTCTTTTTTCTGTTGTATTGATTAAGCGTATCTACAGTTACTTTAAATTGAGGCAAGTCACAACTTTTTACTAGAACATTAATTTCATTTCTGTATCTTTGAACAAGGTCAATATTTTTTAAAGCTGACTGATTAATGCTAAACGCCACATGAAATAAAAACTTACTTTTAGGAGCAAGTCTAAATTGATCGTCTGTAAAGATACGAGCAGCATGAGCGTAATCTTTCAACGTCACGTTGCTTGGGCTGTATAAAAATTGATTAGGTGTGAATGCCATACAAATATTTATCCATAGGTATTAACTGAGTAGTTAATGAATACCTATAAAAAAGGCCCACTAAGTAGGCCAATTTTATTATCTTGAACCAGCTGCTGTTGCTGCTGTACCAGCACGTCTTGAAGTTGGAGCTTCTGCTCCTCCTGAAATCTGAATACAGTTATCTGGTTGAATTGTTAAATCAATGGTTAATATTTCTTGTTGTCCGTAACCCAATGCATTGTACTGTGCTTGGCGTACATAGCATCCATAGCATTCCCATGTTTCAAGAATGTTTGGAGTTTGTGCGCCGTTTCCACCGTCTAGCATTTCAATACGCATTAAGAATTTATAGTCGCCACCGGATGCTGCACTTGACTGTTCAAAGAAGTCAAATTGCTTTTGCATCTGTTCGCCAACTAATTTCGATACTTGTCCTGTTACATCATCACGTAATTTAACTGTCATTTCTGTCCATGTTGGACGACCTGCATAGTTAATTGTTGAATTGTAAACCATAATTTTTTGGTTTTCAAATTGTACTTGAGGACGAGCTGCGTCTTGAACTTGTTTTGTCAATTCAGTTGTTGGTGTTGATACTCCAAAGTTTTCAAACATCACTCTAAAGCGATATTTTAGCTTTGGCATCAACATACCTTGAGCTGTTGCTGACTGATCAGTTGCTAAAGGTACTGTAAATTTTGATAAACTTGCGATTGCCATTTTGTATGCTCCGTTATTATTATGCTAGGCCTTTGATTTCGCCAGTGTTCTTTAAGCGTAGTGGAATGTAGATAAATTCTACTGCTTTTACTGGTTCAATTGCAACGTCTAGATATAGTTCGTTTCTGTCAATACGTGCTGGAGTATTGTTGCTAGTATCACAAACTACAATGTAGTCGTATAGAGCACGTTGTCCTACTAACTCGAGCAATAGACTTTCTGCTGCACCTTTTAACTCATCTCGTGTAATTTTGTCGTTTGGTTCAAACACGTATGGTTTTGCCAATAGTGCAAATTGACGACGTAGGTAAATTACCAAGCGAGCTACATTAATACGATCCAATGCACTGGCATTTCTAGCACGAGTATACTGTCCGTAGTTAACAAGACCTGTTCCTGTAATAAATGTAATTGGGTTAATTTTGCTATCAGCAAGTGTATCACGCTGCCCTGTATTCAATGATACTGACTGGAATTCGCCTTCGCTTGTGATATATCCAACTGCTGTTGCATTTGTAATGCCGCCACGACGTGTACCAGCAGGTGCAAACCATGGATAACTAACTTGGTCGTTTAATGCAATAGTACGTAAAATCATGTGGCTTGGAGGAACAACAATGTTATTTCCAATGTTGTCGCTTGTGTAACCCCATGGATAGAAAATACCAAAATATTCATCGCTTGATACTAATCCATCATCATTGTCTTCTACTGCGCCTGCAACGTTTTTGCCCCAGTTGTTTAATGTTGTAGCATCTGGTGTTAAACGTGCTGGAGTGTCGCCTACTACAAATGCTGTTAGTCCGCGGTCATAGTTCAAACTAATCATTTCGCCAATTAGTTCTGGATAACCTGGGCAGGCAATTAAGTTAAACACACGACTTTCTTCATCACGTAGTTCTTGACTGCTGTTTACTAATGCTTGTAATGCTTGGATAACAACTTTACGTTGTGCTTTGCGTCCAAATGTTCCAGCACCGTTTACTTGGTTTCCTGATTCTGTTACCCAACGATGTGGATAATATGCAGACATAGATGCGCCGCTTTGACGCTCATTGTCTGCTAACAAGTCAATGCTATCGCGTACAAATCGTTTGACGTTAAAACCTGAACGACGTAAGTTCCATAGCAACATACCTTTTGGATATAATGCTGGATCTGGTGCGTCCGGGTCTAAGAAATCGCTTAATAATAATTCTGGAATTGTACTTTCTGTTGAAGCTGTAGCTGTTCCGCCATCAACACCCCAACGTGCATCAGCAAATATAATACCATCTTCAGTTGTTTGATCGCCAGTGTCTACAGCAATCCACTTTCCTAAATTTTTGTTATATTTGTAAAGACTTGGGTAATTTTCTAAATCGCCAGTGTCAATCCATAAATCTCCATTAACCAATGCTGTACCATCACTTTGTGTTTTTGGTTTAGTAGCTGAAACAATTGGTCCTTGTGGATCTGTCTTATCAGCATCGGTTGCAGAGTAATAAGGAGAAGAAATATTTGAAATTCCTTCGCCTGATTCGTATTGGTAACCGACCCATGTTTCTCCGTTGTGTACTAAAATATCAACTTCGTCTACCATTGAGTTGTACCATAAACGACCATCTTCTGCTTCTGTTGTAGGAGCACTGCTGCTAGTTGTAATGTCAGCATATGGACTCCATAATGTAGCAATATACTGATGTTGGTGGTCAATATCAGTATAGAAATTTGCTGTACCTTGTCCTACACCGTTATTGTCAACTGTATAAACATCAAAGAAATCATTGATTGCAGAACCAGTTGAATCGCTAAAATGGATATCTCCGCCATCATTGTGTCTAATAGTTACAGTACCAGTTGCATTTTTTGTTACTGTAATTCTAGAAGTAATTGGACTGCTGTCCCATGTTGCCTCTGCTAGTTTTGCTGTAAGAGCTGCAACAAAACCGTCAATATTTGCAACATATGGATCTTCATTAGTTCCTGCGCCCAATCGGCCAGTAAATTCTACTGTTAGAGCATCGGATAATGTTGCTTTTCCTTTAACGCTTTCTTGGATAGTAAATTGATTGCTTCCGCTAGTTGAAAAGAAAGTAAACGAAGTTGAAGATGTAATTTCAGTTGCACCTGCTGAGCGACGTGCATAAATTTTGAAATTTGCGTTAGTTGGATTACTGTTTGTAGTTGTTTCTTCAATGTTGTATTTTACATACAATGCATTTTGAGTTAAGTTAATGCCACCACCCGATGCATCTAGACCTTTTAATGCTTCTGCATTAGATCCAAATAGTGGAGCTGATTTCTCAACCCAACTGCCAGTTGCTTCGTTGTAAACTTTAACTCTCCAACGAGCACCTAAGTTAGGTTCTGTTGTTTTAACCCAAACAGAACCTGTTGGTGTACCTTGAACGCTTGAGCTTGAACGCTTGAAATCAGGCACAGTATAGTGCGGGCTAATTTTAAGAGTTGGTGCTTTAAATGTTCCAGTTGTGCCGTAGCCTGAATTAGTTGGTACTAGACCTAACTTAGCAACACTAGTTCCACTTACTGAAAAATCTTTTCCTGTTGTGTATAATTCTAAACGATTATTAATAATTGCTGCTGTAATGCCACGTGCAGTGCTTTCGTCATCTACGTCTTGATTAATTGTGTTAATATCAGCAACTAGTGATGTTAAACTGGTATGTCCAGTATAGTTGTTTGAATTACCATCAACAGTAATTGTTAATGTATCGCCAGACAGCAATACCGGACTACTAATAGCACCTTGTGCTGCAGGCCAGCTTGCTACCCAATTTGTTGACCCTACTTCTACCCAAATCCCTGCAGCAGTATCTGTCTTAGCTTTCTTAAACCATAAAGCATATTCGCCTTCTAGAGAAACAATAGCATAATCTCCTACTGCACCAACGCTGGCTTTTGGAGCACTGCTAGATAGCTGATCTGCACTAGTAATAATCAATGGGATCTTATTAGTAAATGTTTGCCCATTGGTAGTTGTTGCCGCTGCGCTATTCCATTGAAAAATACCAAATTTTGTACTGCCAGTGTCAAACCATAATTGTCCGTCTAACGGGCTTCCTGCTGGTGCATCTGCTTGTGCTTCAAGTTGAGCTAAATCAACATCTGCACGTACTACATACGCACGATTGCTAACACCTAAATAACTGTAAGCTGCTTGAAGACCAAACTCGTTTTGCTCTCCAGCGTGAATTGGGTTGTTGTTTGCATCAGTTTTAAAACTTGGTGTTCCAAAGGTATCTGACAAATCTTTCTGACTAGTCATCAAATATACTTTTCCAGCATTTGCTTGAGTAGTACCTTGTGCTGTACCTGTGCCTGCACCGTTTGCTTTATCTTGTTCAGATGCAACAATAATTAAAGGGGTTGTACCTGGTGCTGCGCTGGTATAGAAACTTTCGTCTATAACTGTTACGCTTACGCCTGGTGAACTTAGTTGAGCCATTTTGTGATCTCCATGAATGCTATATTCCTATTTGTATTTAGTGGATTTTGGCTTTTTGTACCTGTTATCAACT